ATGCTGTGCTACGAGTGCTTCTGCTTTATCAGCGCTACCGGCCTTCTTAAGAAGATCGATAAATTCAGGACTAGGCTTCGAGTTAAAAGACATTTATATTCTCCTATTCTTTATTATTTATGGAAGGTTGATAGCGACTTTGTAGAAGCCATCTTTACCAGAGGAAAGGAATTTACCAACCGCTGCTGAACTACCAACCTGTGCGCCAACAGTACCGTTAATGTTAAGATATGCGGTAGAACCAGCCGCTGGAGTACCAGTGACCTGATCAGTAACAACCGTACCTTTCCTAAGAATAGTACACTTGCCACCCTGCTGAACTTCATCTTTATGCCAGTTGATGTGCTGACGGGTCTGGTCGATGTTAACAACATCATTCAGGATAATGCCCAATGGTTTAGTTCCATCTCCACTAGCGGTTGTTGCTAAAGCGGCGGAGTTATCCATTGCAGCGCCAGAAGCGCCAGTATCCATACTAAGAAGCTGCCCTTTTTCAGCGGTCACATTAATAAAGAAACTAATATCAGTTTCGAGAACGTTTCTATCACCTTTAAGTGCCATTATGTTTTCTCCTACTTGAGGTTTTTAGTGGTGTTTAGAACAGAAGTTCTGAAAAACTCAGTAGCAGAAGCAAAAGCACTCTGCACTGGGTCGGGAGCATCAATCAAAGCTGCTTCAGTTTCTTCAACTTCAGCTTCTTCGACTTCTTCTTCAGCTACAACTTCTTCGACAACTGGCTCTGGAGCCGCTGCTGGTGCAGGTGCTGGAGCTGGTTTGCTATCGTTTGATTGCATACTGACATGTGCTTGACTCTTTACGAGATCAAGCATAGCTGCAAAAGCTTCGTCATCTACAGTATCAAACTTAGAGAGAGTATCTTCGACTTTATCGTCTGCGATACCAGCATCTTTAGCTTGTGCTGTACGAACCATTTTGCGGATAGTAGCCTTAGCTTCATCTAGCTGAGTTGAAGTCTCATCTAGTTTAGCTTTAGCACCTTCGAATTCAGAAGTAAGCGCCGCAGCACTTTCTTCCAGTTCTGTGATTTTAGCATCTCGTTCAGCGATTGTTGAATTCAAACCATCAACAGCCGCTTCGTGATCAGCTTTAATCGTCTCTAGTTCGTCATTGACAGAAGCAACCGCTGCTTCCACTTCAATTTCAGAACTCTCGACTTTCTGATCATCAGCCATGTTAAACTCCTGTACATTTATAGAGTTAGTAAAAGTTTCATCGAATGGATCTTCTTCTGGTTGAAGGATGACACTTCTTGGATTAGCTGGTTGATTGACCAATCCCTTACCAGAAAAAGCGATATTGCGTAGCAACCTTCCTACCTTATATCCTTCATATTCTCCTTTCCCGCCATAAACACGAAGATGTTTGGTCAGGAATGCTGATTCATCATTTCTTGCTACAACCTTAGTGTCACCATTAGGTGAAACTACGGAGTAATCAAAATCTGAGAACAAACATTCCATCGAAACAGCCCATTTTCCTTCTTCTATCTCAGAAACTATCTGAGACATCCTTTCTCTTAATTCTGGATCACTCCAGGATTTATATAGAACGGCGGAAGTAATAATATCAAACTTTTCGGGTGGTTCTTCAGTTTCAATTTTAGTGCCGTTTTCATCAACAACAGTGCTACCAGTAATATGCCCTATGATATCGCTCTCATCGTGCATATAGTTAAATTGCTTGTCCACAGGAGTATCCCTGGCAGCCCAAGCTTCTTCAGCAGCAAAAACATCGTCGTTTTTATTCCACCCAGTAGAAACCAAAACAGTATTGATGTAATACAGATCGATTTGGTCGGGGTTAGAATGCCCGTAACCAGCAAGTGTTTTCTGTATTTCTTCTTCAGAGGGATGAGCTAAATCAGAATCAATTAAAATGTGAGCATCTAGTGACACACTGGCACTAGCCTCCATTGTTTCTGATAGACCATCTAAGATTTCTTGCTTATGAATTTTCATATTTATCACCTCACCTTTTTTATACACCATTTTCTTATACAAGTGGACTTTTTACATATGAGTACGACAAACAGTAAATTTGACGCATCTCATCTACTGATGGTGTTTTAGAGTTTTTGTCCACAAAATCCTTGACAAACTGCTGGACTTGTATTAGAATATCTGTATCAACCTTTGCCTTTGTTTTTAGTACATCAAATATTATATCCTGGTTTATGTCAGTAAATGGTTTTAGGTTAGAAAGCACAACAAACTTAGATAGTTCGAGTTCTTCCGCTTCTTGTTTTGTTAACTTTCTAACATTAGATTTACCATAATGGTCTAATAAAGCAGGTTGCAGTAATTCAGTTATTTCCTTCTGTGCGGAAGTTGCCCAAATTAACAGATTGGCCGCACCCGCACCCGGACCTGTCAAAGGTTTGACAACCTTTTGTTTACGAGGCTGTGTATCCTTTGCGTTCTTAGGTCTGCCACCATCAGGTCTTTCAGAAGTGTTGGGCTTTTTATCCTGAATATTAGGTTGTTCAACTACTGGTTCCGGCTCTTGTGGTTTAGGTTGCAAATCTGTAACCTGGTCAATTGTGATCTGATCCTTATTAAGGGCGACTTTCTTATAATCATCAGATATATGAGAGTTATGATAAGGTCCAGCTTTTGGCGGCGTTTTATCAGACTTTCTATTTCTTCGTTCTGATTTAATTCGCGCATCTTCAATATCATCGATTTCGCCAAATCGTTCACGAATCGTTTCTGTGGAGATAAGATCTCTATCTGCTAATTGAACCAATAGGCTTTTTTCAGCAGATTCATCAGAAAGTACCATGTGCTCAAAATGCATTTTCGCAGGTTTAGCAAAACCCATAGCTTTTTGAACTTTTCTCAATTCGGCATTCCAGAATTTTTCCAGAAGATTTCTGCCGTACTCTAATCTTTCTACGAGAGTTTTTAGTGACACGAAGTTATTGGTGTATCCGCCACCATTTCCCGCAAGACCTGTTAAAGTAGGTGGAATTCCCAATCCGGCATAAACACTATTTAATACCGGTTGGTACTTTTCACTACCCAAGAATTTAAATACTTGGGTATTACTTTCTTTAAAGTCAAGTTCTGGACCCCAAACTAAGTCCATAGTACCGCCACCAACATTACTTGCCAAAATATTGCGCAGTTTATCAATAGCTGCTTTTGTTGGTAGAACCTTATTATCAAAATCGCCCAACTTCCATAAGCGGATATTAGAGATGGCACCATCAAGTGCAGACATATCCGCTAGTTTCATTTTTTCCAACATGGTGATATCATCTAGGATTGAGTTAATCATGGGATGCGCCCATAATTGCCAGTCATCCTTCTTATAGTGATAAACCATTAGATCGTCAGAATTTAGATCAATATGGGTATCGCCGTTGTTAAAAGCCTTTTGAATTTCACTACTTAGCTCATTAATTGGAATTTCTTTTGCTTCATAAGATTTTTTAATATGTGATGATAACTTCATACGGTATTTTTTACTGCCCACAAAAAGTGCGGACCTACCACCAACAACATCAATGTTTAATGGGTTGAGAAAATCATAAACAAAGGGAATGCGCCGTCGTGAGATATTCTCTTTGGTGATAATTACATCATCTTCACCACGAGTCATTTTCTTTTGTGTGGATTTATTTAATTTGGCATATCGTCTTTTAATAACAACATTACCACATCTAAATAAAGTGTTGAGAAATCTTTCTGATCTCTCGGACCCACACACCTCTTCCCACCAGCGACGATAAAACTTTTGTGCATTTTTATCCGTGTGGACAAGGCTGATACCTTGTGAACCAAAATCGCCCATCAAATCGATAACATTTTTGATGATGCCGACTTTTTCATAGGCGTTCATACACCTTTCAATAATTTCTTTTTCAAGTGTCGGCGGTTCTTCACCAGACCTAAATCTGTAGTAGTCTCCTTTACGATAGGATGTCCTAACTGAGATCCCATCCTCAACATCAAGATAAGATCTTCTATAACTAGAGCTTGCATTCATAACCCCGTCATAGCTATCAACATTTGCACTCGCTTGTTCTAGCGCGTCTTTGTCGTTCAAATCAATATAGAGCTTTTTTTCTTCAGACATAATGATGACCTTAATTTGATTGTAGTGTGATCCCATTCATATTATAGTACACCAAAATCAATAAAGATTGTTTAATTGGGAAGTTATCCAAGCTGGACCAATAAAATCTGCTTGTGGTTTCTTTTTGCCTTGTGACACTTCGGCAAACCCGCCAACAATCTGATAATCATCCTGAATTCTTCTTGCTCTAGTCTGTCTGGCCGCCATGTTTGCCATTAATAGTGAGGAATAACGGTCTTTTCTGATTCTTTCTTTGCGGCCAGTACCTATCTTAACTTCTGGAGTATCCCAGTGTTCTCTACCGTTTGAAGTCTGTCTAATTTCTATCATGCACAATTCATTCTTTAGTTCCTCAATTTCCATGACACAATCCTCTAAAGTGTCGTAAGTTCTATTCGCCATCTTATCCTGCTCAATCGACAGTCCAATTGTAATAGGATCAAATCTTGGTAGTAGAAGTACTTTATCTTCAAAATCTTTTCGTAGACCATGATTAGCTTCCGCTAACCAGTCATACTTAGCGAACTGACACAATTCTAGAATATG